AAGCTAAGTTTAACATGGCGGATTTTCGGTACTTTAATTTTGAGAAAGTTACTGGCGCGCTGGCGATTCCGAAAGAGTCTCCGACACTCAGCAGGTATTTTGAGACCTCGCATCCTCAGCAGTATCGTATTGTCATTCGGCATCATGTAGCAGCTGGAGATGTAGAAAAAGATGTTTTCCCACGGAATCTTGATCGGTATATGACAGTAGATCCGAATCACGGTGGCTCACATCTAGGAGCTGAGGCCGGCAAAGATGGTCGGTGCCGCCATGCTATCGCAGTGACTGGTGTAGAGCGTGACCCACGTAGAGTATATCTGCTCGATCAGTGGGCAAAGGCTTGTCCTATAGATGATTTTGTCAAACAGATTTTCTTTCTTGCTGTAAAGTGGAAGCTTCGCGTTGTCTATGTTGAAGCTGTGGCAGCGCAGAAGTATTTACTTTACCATCTGAATTACTTTGTCGAAGAGCACAAGCACTCACATCCAGAACTTATTGGGATTCAATTTCTTCCACTCAAAACTCCTCAGAACGCTGGTGCTAAGGCTGAGCGAATTGAGAATTTCATTCCAATCGTAGAGCGTCATGAACTTTGGTTGGATACGAATAATTGTGCAGAGTTCAAAGAAGAAGCAGAACAATATGGTCAACGTAAGGGTCTAATTGATTTACTTGATGTTCTATCCTACGGTCCACAGATCTGGAAGTTCGATAAAGTTTCTCAGGAACATGTTGATGAATTCATGATTAAACAACGGGCACAGTTCGTAAAACGTATGACAGCAGCAGTGGCGTAAGGGGGAGAATAAACATGGACTGGGCAGCGTGGGGACCAACAATCGTAAGTATTATCACTTGTATCTTTTTTGCTGGTATTTTGTATTCTAATCAGAATAATCATACTGTTCACTTGACAGAACATGACAAGCAACTTGAAGAACATGCCAGAGACATTACTTCACACTCTGTTGCAATCACAGCGTTAAAAGCCTTCCAAGAAGGCTATGCTGCTGCAAAAGCAACTTATGACAGATCAAGAACGTAGGAGGCAAAATGAACATTCCAGTGACTTTGCAGTTAGTTCTTTTGTTCTATGTTGTAAACTCTGTCGCCTCGGCTTTGGTACAGGCTTTACCTGTACCAAATGGTGGTGTATGGTATCCATTCTTATATAAGTTTCTAAGTTTGCTGACAGCGGATTTCAAGAGTTTCAGTTCCACAATGCCTATGCCAGTGCTTACAACACAGAATTCTACTGGTCAGATTGATACAGTGTCTAAGCCAGTTAATCCTCAACCGAACACAGGAATTCTCTAATGCCATACCAGCCGCCTACTGAAGTAACGCCGAAGCTCATTGGAGAAGACAACTTCGATGAGATCTGTAATTTTGTCAAGGACAAGGTTGCACATTTTGATCGACGTTTGCAGACTTTTAGAACTGAGAAGTTGCCAGAATATGTGCGGTTATATAAGGCTCGCCCAAAAAATAAAGAGGCAGATTGGCCCTGGCCTGGCGCAGCGAACTTGGTGATTCCTATCATTGGTACTGCCTCAGACGAACTTCTTGCTCGCATTATGGGTGGAATTTATATGTATGATCCACTCTGGGCAGCAACAATGAGTGGAGGATTGCCGAAGAAAGATGGGGAAGAGCTGAAACAGGTTGTTCAAAATTTCTTAATGGACATGGCTTATGCACCAGATGAGCTTGATTTGTACAGAGTAGAACAGAGCGCATTTCACAGTGCGATTAAGTATGGTACAGGAATTATCTACACGCCTTATGAGTACGAGACGCAGGTAGTACGTGAGTATAAATCTGGTGGAACCTCGGCAGAGGATGGACCTGTAGTTTCAGAAGATCGCATCATTACTAAGCGTGATGGTCCTCATCCTGAGTTGTTGCCGCTTAACAGATTTATCTTTGATCCTTCAGTGCCTAAGCTTGAGAATATGAAGCTCTTTGGACATATTGATTCGCTTGATATGTGGGCGGTGCAAGATCTTAAAGTGAAGAGTCCTTACTACAAACAGTCGGACATCGAGGAGTTGCTCAGTAATCCTGACGCTGTTCAAGAAACAGAGATGGAACGGGAGATCAATGAGCAGTTTTCGATTGATTCCTCTGGTGTGGATACTGGTGCAGCACGGTGGTACATTTATACAGTGTTCTTCACATACTATCTCAGCGGCAAAGAGTATTCCTTCCAGGCTAAGTATCACAAGAATTCTGAGAAAATTCTGTGGGTAGCTTTTAATAACTATCCTAAGAACATGCTTCCATATCAGGACATGAAATTAGCCTACGATGATGAGTCTTATCTTGGTACAGGTTTTGCTGAGATGATTCACATGATTCAGAAGGAATTGTCGAATAATAATAACTGGCGTACAAATAATCGTAACATGGCGATGCTGGGTGTATGGCGCGCTGATCCTGAATCTAAGCTTGCTTCTATGCTAGATGTGTTTCCTGGCATTGTGTTACCGGGTCGTAAAGATGAAATTGAACATATTAAAGCTGGCGCTGACATGGGCTACAGCGATGGTCCAGACCAGTTTCACATGGCTATAGCTAAGGAGCGTACTGGCGTTGATCCGGCCTCTGGTGGCACAGGTGGTGGACTTGTAAATCCAAAGCGTGGGATCTACAGTGCCAGCGGCACTTCTATGGTCATGGCGCAGCAGAATAACAGAAACAACCTGCGTACTGGAGACATGCGCTCAGCACATGTGAAGTTAGGTTGTAAGTTTCTTACAATGTACTCAAACTTTGGTATTGGAGAAAAGCTCAAGAAATATGGCAGTGATGCTGAGAAGTTAAAGAAGGCGCTTGATCTCTATCGCGATGGTACACTAGGTCTACGTCTTCGTCCAGCTTCGGCGTCTGCTAACAAAGAACTTGAAAAACAGAACGACATTCTTATCTCAGATAGGTTTGATCGTTACTATCAGAGTCAAGCACAGATTATTCAAGCAATAAATTCTCCCGGCATTTCACCAGATTTGAAACAGTATTACTTAGAAATGCTTCTTGCGACAAGAGTATCAGCTATGACCTTGGCGCGTAACTTTAACCGTGATAATCCAGATGCGTTGCTACCTGATGTGTCAAAGATTATCGAAGCCGCAATGCAGCAGATGCAGTCGCAAGCAGGAGCAGGAAATGGAAATCAACAAAATCGAGGATCTAATTCCATACCGAGTGGCCCTTCAGGAGCTATGGCTCAAGGAGGAGTTCCAGCCGGTGATGGAGTTGTTGAATAGTCTCAAAGAGGAGGCGCTTTCTTGGGCGAGGTATGATACGACTAAAGAAAGTGCAGATACTGTGAAAGCGATATCAACCAGAATTAGTACGCAGTTAAGAGTAACTGAGATACTTCTTGAGTTGCCGCAGAGATTAAGAACTCTCGAAGAGCAGCTAAAACATCAAGAAGATCAGACATTGAAGATGAGACGCTCGCAAGAAGGAGGCGAAGTTTAATGGCACTGTTCTCGTGGCAAAAGAAGGTCAAGGAAGATGGAGCTGAGGAGTTCGCTCTTCCTGATGAGTTGACTACTAAGATCGAAGCTGGTGCTAACGCGGCGGCTGATCTCACTCCGAAGGTGACGCAGATTTTAGAGTCGCTTGCGGGAATTAACAAGTTTGTGGAAACGCAGACAGCTAAGGACGTAGCAGCTACTCGTGCAGCAGCGGTGAAGACCTCAACTGAATCTCAGACTGAGCTTGAGGAACGTATTGAGTCTCTCATGCTCGAAGGTAAGACTAGAGAAGCTGTTGCTCTTGCTAGTCAGCCGGTTACAAACGAAGTGTTGTTGCTTCGTGCGGATCGGATTAAGCGTGAAGTTTTCGAGGATGCTGAAAAGTATCCTTATTACTCTGGCGATATCAAGAAAGAAGTTGATGCACTTCTTGAAAATCAGCCAGCGGCGTTTAGAAACAACGCGCAGAATGTTGAGAACTGTTACCATACGATCTTGGGCAAGCACACACCAGAACTTGTGGAAGGTAAACTCAAAAATCGTTTTGCCAGCTCAGAAGGCGGTCGTGGAACAAGTTCAGGTTCTGCTGGTAGTTCTGCTGTAGCAGACGATAACAAAAATCGTCTCGCTACACTGGAAGCAGATGAAAATGTCAAACGAGCTGCTAAGCATCTTGGGTTTACACCGAAGGCTTACGCTGAAATCTTAGATAAGGAAGGAATCGGTTATGCCTGAGATTAGTCACAAAGACATATCAGCAGCATTGAGTGGTTCTAGTGTTTCTGCGGCGGCGCTTGAAGAGGCTATCAAGCGTGTTCTCGCCAAAGGAAAGCAAGAGCGCATTGAAGCAGCGCAGCCAAAAGAGCCAAATTGGGCTACCATGACTGAGCAGGATGCGTACAAGACTTCAACTTATATCCCTACAGTTGAGCACGAAGTGCCTGATTATATGAATATCAAGTTGAAAGATCCTGAGTATGAGGTTGTATGGGCCTCGAAGGATCAGAGAAGGATCGGACAGCTCATGGCGGAAGGGTACGAGTTTCTGATAGCAGAACACGTACATCCTAGTTTCAAACTTCCTCTGGTGTTCGATTCAGACAAGCACTACTGCTATGTGGATGTTGTTGCTTTGCGTGTTCACAAGCGTATCCTTTACGGTAAGCGCCGTGCAGGATTAGAACTCTCACAGCGTCAACTTGGAAACAATCGTAGACCACCGACGGCGAGGGTCGCAGGTACTTTCGATCTTCAGGAAGTTCCTATGAATCCAGAAGTAGGCTCATTCTACGATCCAGTAGCTTAACCTAAAAACCCCGCGGTGTAGCAGGCATCGCCCTAACAGCAAATGAGGAGAGCATATGGCAGCGGCAAATCTTACCACACATCTGCCGATTCTACAAGTGCTGGAGAAGGCGGGTACTACGCCGTTTACCAGCTCTCAACCCGAAGCAGCGGGACAAACCTTCTTGTCAGGAACTCCTGTGCAGTTGAATGGCACAGGATTCGCGCAGGCCTGGGATGGTACTACAGTGACGGCTGGGATTCTAGGAGTAGCAGAGTCCTTTGGTGCTAACCTTGGTAGCGCAGGTCTTGGTGCTCCCGTAGCGCCGTTTGGTGGTGTGACAGGAAACATCACAATTCAAACCTATGGCTCAGTAGTTAATCAGCCTTTGGGTGTGAATATGGCACTTGGTACGCCGGTTACTGATGGACGTACTCTGTATATGGAGCCAAATCAGAATAATATCTTCCAGGCTCTGTATGATAACTCCACTGGCACTGTGACCGCTAATTGGACTACCACACAGGCTACTGTTGGTGCTATTCTTGGTATGACCAAGGATGCCAATGGTTACTGGTATGTTGACGGTGGTAAGACTGGCGGTTCTGCTATCGTGCAGGTCGTCGGTCTTCCAATGGGACCGGGACTCAATTCTCTTGTCAACTTCGTCTTTCTAACCGCAGCGATCCAAGTAGCTTAATCGAAGGAGATTTCTATGCCTCAAGTTAGAGCAAAATTCGCACAGCTGATGCAGCCGGGGCTTAAGAAGATTTACTTCGATTGCCTTGACAATCAGTTGAAATCGTCAGACTATCCTAAGGTGTTTCATGAGGTAGATTCTGACTCTGAGTATGAACAAGAGCTTGAGATGGCAGGCATCTCTGTGCTACTTGAAAAGCCTGAAAATGCTTCTACTACTTATACAGAGATGAAGCAGGGAGCTTCTAAGAGAGTCGAGCCTCTGACGTACTCTCTTGGTATTAGGACTTCCAAGGAACTGTATGACGATGACAAGTATGGCCTTGTCGGGAAAAAGGGTCCGACGTTGCTGGCACGGTCTGCGGCATTTACCAAAGAGATGATTTCATGGAATGTGCTCAATCAAGGATTTACATCTTCGGTTACTACATTCGACGGTAATCCTCTTTTCTACAATGCTCATGCTCTGCTCGGTGGCGCACAGGCTACAGCGATTGGTCCAGGATTGGCTGGCGTTATTTCTGCGCCGGGAACTTATCCTAACCGACCTTCTGTAGATGTGGATTTTTCAGTAGCAGGTCTTCAACTTGCTACTAACCACGCTTCCCGCATGGTAGATAACATGGGCTTCCCGATTCGGCTCAAATGGGCGAATCTCATTACTCCTCCTGAACTTCGGTTCTTGGTTCGAGAGATTCTTGGTTCTCCGGGTAAGCCCTATACAGGAGATAATACGATCAATTCTCTGTTGCCTGAGGATTACAAGAATCTTGAAGTTCCTTGGCTTAACTCGCCGTCTGCTTGGTTCTTGGTTGCAGAAAAAGCAGATCATGCCTTGCAAGTGGTCAATCGTGAAGCTCCTACAACGGAGTTTGATGATGACTTCGACACTGATGCTATCAAGCAGAAGACTCGTATGAGAGTGGCCGCCTGGTGTCCTCGTTGGCAAGGGGTATGGGGGACACAAGGTCCTTAGTACAATTCAAAAGATTCATAGCAATTTATCGCTATGATAGTAGCTGGGGGCGCGCTCCTGCTCCCGCCCCCTAACTACTCAGAGGATTCAAAATGAGCTTCTTCGCACAGACTGGATTACGGCACACACATCTTACAGGTGCATGGCATTACTGTGATCGGTGTGATAGTAAGACTAAGATCGCACTAATGAAATGGGAACGTGGACTTCTTCTTTGTCCGAAGTGTCAAGATTCTGACGGTACTCCGGGATTGCTTGGTGAGAGAGATATTAAGATAGCGCAGGTACTCACTGATGGAAAAGAAGAATTCGCACCTGTAGAAAAACTTCGTAATCCAGACTTTGCCGAAGAAGTAGAGGATTTCCTAGTTTAAGAGCGCGAAGGCGCTGGAAAAGGAGATGTTATGAGTATTTCTGAAGGAAGGTTTGAAGGAAACACGTCCTATCCAGACCTTCAGTTTTTCCTAGGCTTCGATGATTTCATTGACACGTCAGCACATGTTGTGAATGCGACGCAGGGTGCTGGACTTGCAAGCCAGACGCTAGCGGCCTCACTTGCTGCTACATTGTTCTCGAATGTTGAACCTTGGCTACGTACTGGTATGTATGCGTCTTCGTATGACCAAGAGCAGTTTGGAACTGCGGCAGGAGTTGCTGGACCTACGACTGTAGCAAATACTAGCGGTCCATTGGCTCTACTGGCAGGGATTCCGCCGATTCTTGCTGCTGGCTTGGCAACGCTTGGAAATCTTCAACGTGGGCCGGTTCCAAAGGGTATGCAGATTGATAGTATAGATGTCATCTATACTGTCACTGGCGCGGCTCTTACAACTGCCACTGTCGGACTGACAAAGACAGTGTTTGTAAATAATACCGCACCGGCGGTTACAAGCTTGATTGCCCTTGGTGCTAACGGACTTCCAACCGCAGTACAGGCACAGCCTTATGTAACAAATGTGCCGGTCACAACTCCTGCGATGATTACATCAGCAGATGCGGAGATCTTGTTTAACCTTAACCTGACTACTCAAGCTGCCGGCTCTGCTATTTTCTACGGTGCCGTATTCCACTGTCACTATAACTTTAACTAAGAAAGGAGTACCGAGATGGCGAATGATTTCTCAGGGCGTATCTGGAAGATCACAACTGGCGGAACTACTCCTTTTGGCGCGGCGAATGTGAAAGTCAAAGGCGGTTCGTGGACTGGTATGACGGCTGCTGGACAGACGTTCATCATTACAGACGAGGCAGGTAGAGCTTATACCTTCACTTCGTCTGGAGTAGACACGCAGATGACATTCTACGAAATGGGTTGGCTCTCTGGACCGCTTACGTTTAGCGGTACCTTCACTGGAGAAGTTGACTTGTTTCTGGCAACCAAGTAGGAGTAGATAATGGGCGCTATCCAAACAACAGAACTATCGAATGGTAATATAGGGCTTGAAATTACCTACGGTGGAAAAGAAGCTCCCTTCGGCGGCGTGGATACGTCTGCGCCGCCGGCTTATATTGATCCGGCGTGCTTTGCTAATTGCGATGGGTTTATTGTTGTAGATAATAAACTTGTTACGGCATCGTTAAACCCTGTCTCAGTGCCCACTTTGTGGAGTGGAACTGCTGGAGTAATACTAATTGGCTTTGGAAATTTCTACAATACTACTTATGGCACTCTTAACTACGCTCTTGGTTATACAACAGCTTTTATTCCTGCAACAGGAAATTCATCTTCTGGAGTAGCTTATACATTTTACATGACTTCTTGGAATCCAGAGGATATAATGCAATTCTGGAATGATACTCTTACAAATACACTTTATAGTAGCGTAGAGACTGGTACATTTGCTACACTTACTATGAACTTGGATGCCTCAAGTTCAGGAACTGCCGGTTCTGGCGCTATTATTAACGTCACAGCGATAACCTCTATCTCAGGTCCAGCACAATCTGGCGCTTTTGAATTTACCTTGCCTGGAATCGTAAGCACCGTAAGTATAAATGCTGGTGGTATCAATTACGCAGTAGGTGAAACTTTTTGGCTTGTCCAAGGTTCTAATGCGACGGCACAAGTAACAGTATCTTCTATCAATGCTGGTACAGGAGCTATTACAGGACTTACGATTGTTCCTAATTCATTTAATACTACTTATATCAATGGTGCAAATCATGCTGTCGCTCTTTCTACAGCAGGTTGGGGTTATAGCATAACAACGGCTATCTTAGTAACTACAAGTGCAAGTGATGTAATTTTGGAGATTGTGGGACCGTTTGGGACTAATACGTATACTGTCATATCAAATGGCAGTTCCGGTGTTACACCAACGTATACTAGTTCTGGGGCGGCGTTTTCTGTGACAGGGGTTTACCAAGGTGGAACTTTTATAAATCTTTTCACTCAAGAACCGAGAATCGCTTTTTCAGATGTAGCCATTGCTAACTTATCTCTAGCAACAGCTTCTAATACTGCTGGCACAGGTTATAATGTTGGCGAAGTTTACATGCTCGCTTCTGCCCATACTACCAGTACCGGACTTGGCTGGGCTTTTGATGATGTAAATACGCTCGCTGAGGATAGTTCTGGTAACTCAACCGTATGGGTTGAGATTACTTCTGTCGGAGCGGATGGTATAACAGGTGTACAGCTTGTAAGCACAGGACTCGAAACTTCTGGTCTTAATGCTCCTGTTTTGTCTACCTATTATCTAGTTGGTATCGTAGGTCCGGCGCCAGTAAATACTGTATCTACTACACCTCTCATCGTACTTGATGCAATGAGAGATGCTATAAATAATGGTGGGGCTGACTCTGCGAGTACACAACCGGATCAGAATGTGACTGCGGCTGTTAATGTTAGTGCAAGTTCTCTAACTCTGACTTCAATCAGGTCTGGTTCGCTTGGAAACACAATTACGGCACAGGATTTATCTGTTATTACTGGTGGAAGTCCCTCGTATTACTACTTCTCTGTTAGAACAGCTACACATCTTACAGATGGAAGTAGTACAGGTGGAAGTGGAAATCAACTTATTACAACGCTTCCTTCTCAGGCTTCGATAGTTTCTGTAGGTGGAACTCTTTACATTGGTAATGTTGGACCAATGATTATCAAGTATAGTGGTCCAGGCTCACTTGCTACCTCTACGACTCTACAAGGTGTACGTGTACTTCGCAAGTTTGCTGGCTCGCTCATCGGACTTGGTAAAATTGATCCTCCTAATGTACAGGACACGGCTCAAGATATGATGTTTCTGTGGAGTGCTACTGATGACCTAGATACCTGGGCAACGCTGGGACTTGATAACAATGTTTCAGGAGCGGGATTTGATCAAGTTGCAGATATTGGAGACTATCTCACTGGCCTGATTGTAACGAGTGGTACAGCTTTTATCATTCGTTCGCAAGGTGTAAGTTATGCCACAGCTACAGGAAATGCCTCATCCCCGTTCAACTTTTCTCATATTGGACTCGGTGATGAAGGAGAAGGAGCGCAAGTTGCAACTTTGATCTGTCAGTACGATCAGACAGGAGCTTTTGTAGGTAATTCAGATATTTATCAAATCTCAAATTCTATAAGTTCCATCGGACAAAAAATTAAAGCGTTGTTTTTTAGAACGCTTGCTGCGACGACGCTTCTATTATCTGCTGGCTCTTGTGCTATATTTACTGGTCAGGGTATCATAGTACTCTTCTGCTTTCAATTAGAGCATTTCTTATTCTTATTTAATGCTTCGAATAAAACCTGGACACAACTTGCAGTAACTACTTCATCTGATGAAATAGTTTTTAGTTCCTTCTTAGGAATTTTTGCGAACTTAAATGTGAGTGAGTCTGCAAATATACAAGGTTCTAATCAACTAGTACAAAGTCAACAAGGTGGTAACTCTATTTTAGGGGTGACAGCACCTACTTTTTGTAGCTTTATTGACAGAGTACCAGACAGTATATCAGTTAATTCTAATGCTCCAACTGTGACTTTTCCAGTTGAAGAGATTAGTTTCGGACGTGATATTACGATTGATGGATTGTATATTTCATTGATGGGTAATATTACCGAGGCTACGACTTTGAACTTCAGTTTTAACGGCATAACTTTTGGCTCTCTGGTACTCACGGCAGATTCTCTAAATATGACAACGCCAACAGAGTTCCCGGTGTTTCCATCTTCAACGACTACTTCGGGAGCTTTTACGGTACATTCTCCGCAGCTCTCAATTACTATACCACGATATCTTGATACGGGAGTATCGCAACTCTATATTGTGAAGATAGCAGTTTTTGGCTCGTTTGATCCGAAACAGAGGCCAGTATAATGTTACCAAAAGATCCTAATACGTTTGCACACACATTGCCGGAGCAGCACAGGCAAGTGCTACAGTCTGTACATCAAGTTCTTACTGGTAATGTTGACATGGGAACTCCAACTTCAAAGGACTCAACAGGACAGTATAACGAGTTTAAAAAAGGAAATGGCTCTGGTGTTCTTATTAGAGTTGGCGCTACTGGTAGTACTGACAATACTTACACATGGCCCGCTTCTGGTAATTTGGTTATCAACCACGGACTGCTGCGGCAACCGATAGGTTGTCACATCGTAAGTTCTGATAAGCAACTCACTCATTGTCAACCTGTAGCACCGGATGAAAACAGTATCACACTTTTACCATCTGACCCAACAGCAAACGCTACGTTGTATGTGTTCTAAGGAGTCTATATGAGTTTTCTTGCTAGTGATTGTGTCGCGGGAATTACTGGACTTATGATGAATCGCACCATTGCTACTACTGTGATGATGGAGGCTATCAGAAAGTCGGTGCTGGAGCTGACAACGGATTATAAACATCCTCTGTTGGAAGATACTGGTCCGATTGTAAGTTTGACAGCATATCAGAATAACTATGCAGCAAATTTCTTCTTACAACCAACAGAAGCACCGTTGGATATAAGTAAGGTCAATTCGTTTTTCATTTTCAATAATCCTTACTCAGTACCCTCGCTCTCGAATCTTGCAACCAATGCTGGTTATGACTTAAAGTTTCGTAGTCCTGATTCGATTGAAGTATTGTTGAACATTCCTGGCTTACCAATGTATTGGACTAGAAATAACAATCTAATCTATCTCGCTTCAATGCCTGATAACACTTATAACTGTTACATGCGCTATCAGACACAGCATCCACTTTCACAGACTGTGATTGCACCTACTAATACCGTCGCAGCGGCAGCATTCGCAGCACAACAGATTATGATGGCTGATGAGTGGCAGGAGATTTTAGAATATGCCACGGCAATCAGAATAGCGCCGACGGTAAATTTAGCCGATAAGAAGACAGAACTTCATACATCTCTGTACGGAGATCAGAAGTTTCAAACTAGCGCAGGAATCGAAGGCGCGCCGGGACTTATTTTTCAGCGTACCTCACAGCGTAATCGAGATCAAGGAACAACTACAAGGCGGATGCGCCTGAGAATGGGGAGTGTGTAAGATGGCCACAAATAGCATGGTTCCGTACTCGAATCCGGCAGGAAATAACCAGACAACGCCAACATCTGGAAGTGTGAAAACAGGAACGGCGATGCAGGCACTTCCCGGAGCAACTTCTACACTTGCATCCACAACAGGAGCATCGACCGCCAATCCGCTTGTACCCGCTACTACTGCTACAGGAACTGTACCAGCTGCAAGTACTGAAGCTTCTGGAGCAGAACTTAATAACATTTTTGGTGGCGGTGTTGGTGGAGATATCAGTGGTTTTCTCGGTTCGGTTAGTGGAACTAATTCTGTGGTTTTGCAGGATTATGTTAAGTCCCTCCAACCGCAAATGGCTACTGCGCAAGCTCAAACTAATGCGGCACTTGGCGCTGGTGGAGTATCAGCTAATTCTAGTGTAGCTGGCATCGCTGATGCAAATCTTCAAGCTCAAGAAACAGCCTCTATTGCTGGTGAGAGTGCTAACCTGACTGAATCTGGTGAGCAGATGGAAGAGAACATGATTCAAGGTATGGAATCTCCGGCAGAGAACTACACAGCAGAACAATCTATGATGCCGTGGGAAATCGCCGGCAGTGCTATTGGAGCGGCTGGTAGTATTGCAGGCGCATCTATCAAAGCTGGCATAATTTAAGGAGGATAAGATGGGTCCAACAGAAACTACGTCGATTGGTACTGTACCTACCTCTGTAGGTAATAGTGGAGCAAGTAACGATGGAGTTGATATCGGAGCACGATTACAGCAGATTCAGAGTGACGCAGCAATGCAGCAGAGACTTATGCGCGAGGCGATCACTCCTGTGAGTGGTTCACATGTAGGTCAAATTCCATCGGCACTAACAAAACCTATCGGCGAAGCTCCTCAAAATCAGACTCCCTATGAGCGACCTCGTAGTAAAGGTGAGGCTATCTCTAATATGATTAACTCCGCTGGAAATGCTGTGAGTAAAGTTATCACGGCGGAGAAAGAGCAGAAGCGGACTCATCTTACAGATGCAGCGACCAAACTCTTCACAGCGCAGGCAGCAATAGATGAAGCTCAACAACAGCATGATTCTGCTACAGCTATCGGCGATAACGCTACAGCGCAGAAAGCTCAGCAACTTATTGATCAGAATACCAAAGTAAGAGATGGTATAACTTCTGATCCTAAGTTGAGAAAGGCTCTGGCAAAAGGACTCAATATTGATTATATTGATCCTTCTAATAATAAGACCGAAGAACACGCTGCTGTGCAAGCGGCAATCAAGAATGCTAAAGGTATCAGAGAAAAGATAGAAGCAGCTAAGGCAGCGAAGCAGAAGTTCGCTGCCGAGAATAATCCAAAAGGTGCACAGAATTTTGGCGCGGCATTTGCTAAGTCTCAGCCTCAGACGCTGGCGCCTAATCAGATGGCACAAGCGCAACTTGCGCAGCAACAGGCTCAAGAAAAAGCTCTAGTCGAAGCATACAAAGCGCAAACACCGCGAGAAATTGCACTACTTCAGCAGCAGACTCAATTACAGAAACAACACGAAGAAATTGTAGCAAGAGACGAACAAAGAAGGCAGCGCCTTGAAGATAGAAAATCTCTACTTGGTTTAGAGGAGCAAAAAGCTCGCAGACTGGCAAATTACTCATCTGACTTAGCCGTGCAGCGTGAGCAGAAAGTTTTGAATATGCGAAATGCTGATCCTACACTTGTTCAAAATGCAGCGGAACAAAGTGCGCGAGAGTGGGATGGAAGGATGGAAGCAGCTCAAGCACGAGTTGATGCTATGGAGAATAACCTAGCAGCACTTACTTCAGGTACTCCTGCATACGAGAAGGCAAATGCTTCCTATGAGCAAGCCACTGATGATCTAGCAGGAATTCAAGATCAAGCTGATGATTCTCTTGATAAGTTTAACTACAAGTTGCTTCAAGTTGGAGTGGTACCTATTCCAGCAATAACTAAACCCAAACCAGCAGAAGGAGGTACTCCAAGTGTCACTACCACAGCCCCAGGAACAGGGAACAGCTTCACAGACTGGTTCAAAGCCCCCCCTAGTCAACCGATCGAGACAGTTAGGTAGTCCTCTAGCGGAGATGCCACCTCGGCGAGACTCTAGTGGAGTTGTGCCAACTTCATTTAATGTGCATGCTGCTGCTGATGCGAGAGCGGCACAGCGTGAAGCGACAAAGTATGACTCGATATCCTCAATGGAGAGAACACAGAAACTTAGCGTTCTGAAAGACTTGAATACAAATCCTTTCAATCTAGAACCTTACGATGCGTCAAACAATATCCTGCAAAGATGGAAAGTGATGGCGTCTTCAAAAGAGTCACAGAGTGCCACACCTGCACAGAGACTTGAGGCAGCAGGTAATTACTACGATAAGATAATAGCTCCGTTTTATGGAGAACTTAGTAAAGCGCATGGCTCTGAGATACCCGATAGACAAAACTGGATTGACAATGCGTATACAAGTGCTTTGAAATGGAACATGGATGATGCTTATGACTCACACTGGCGGCATGGCTTGTACGCAGGTTTCGAAGACTTAGAAAACTCAGCGCGAACAGGAATAGTTATTCTTGCTGGTTTGGGTCACATGGTAAAAGCAGACTGGCAAGCTGGTACTGATGATGATATGTCTCCAGATGGTTCTGGCGATCATTCAGAGATGGCTTCAAAGGGAATCTACAAAACTTTCGACAAAAATGCACGCGCTATGCCTGTTGTAGGTAATGTACTACGCTCGCTGGAAACAGCAATTTCACACGATAAGTTTTGGCATGATATTAATCCAGATACTACATGGGGAGAAAGAGCGCGCTCGTGGAGCGCAGAGCAAGCAATGTTGCTTCCTTTTTTTAGAGGTTCTGGGAAGTTGACAGAAGGTATTATCGCAGGCGCAACAGGAGAAACCGCAGCTGTGCCACTTACGAAGTTACTTTCTCAGTCTGAGCGTGGTAAGACAGCTCTTAAACTATTGATAAATGGTTCTGAAGGAGCTATGTATGGTTATACTATGGCTGACGACGGCGATAAAAATCAGTTAATGATCCAAGGGGCGATTCAACAAGCTATTCTTGGGACTATCTTTCACACTAAGTTTGGCAAGGTTAAGTTATCAGAAGTTACCTCTGCAAGTCGTACTTCGGAACTAGGTCAGCTTGCTGAAAAAGCAGAAGCGGCTCAAAAAGGTTGGATACATGGCGACGCTGATAAACTTGCGCCAGAAGTGCAGCAGGCAATAAAAGGAGTCTCTCTGGCTGGCGGTAGACCTTTATTGATGGATGTATTAGGTTCAGCTTTTAAGCATGTAGCTGAGACTGAGAATCTTTCACACGAGGAACTTAACGAGCATATCAGAAGCGTACATGAAGGAAACCCAGCGTATTGGAATCCTACTTTTAAAATATCTGCGTGGCTCAGAGCAACTCTTGGGGATAGAAAATTATCTACACTTTCTCCAGAAGGAAGAGCGGATCTTTCTGCGAAGTTTGGAGAGCTTCTTAAACACGCGGAGAATCTTACTAAGGCAGAGACTTCAGAAGTAGAACAACAGATCAAGCGAGCAATGGAGACGCCACAAGGACAACAGGTTGTAAAAGATGTAGGAAAGGATGCTTATGTACAAAGTAACAAACAAGCAGCTGCAAGAGCTTCTAAAGAAGTCGGACAAAAACCTATTGATGATGCGCTTGATATAGCCGCACGACGGGGCGCTATCATAAAAGAAGAAGCTGCGAGACGACGTAATAGAGATGCTATGACACTTAAAACACGTACATCTAATAAAGGAGGTCGTTCTGTTTCAATCTCGACTGATTGGAATGTCTATGCAGCTAAGAAAGCCAAAGCTGAAGGTCTAGGAACCGCAGAATGGCTTAAAGGACTTTCTGAGCATGATTTTCAGCAAGATTTACATGATTTTTTCTATCCTGAGTCTCTAAAAAAGGCAGGAATTTCATTGTTTGAGACTGAGCACGTAGCAGGAAAAGGTTCTGAGAATCCTAATTTTCTGGCTTTTATGTATAATTTTAGAGATCGTATGCCACCGATCTTTAGAAAAAGGTTAGAAGATGATTTTGCAAGTGCCTCAAGAGTACAGGATTGGCAAGGTAAAACTCGTAATTTTGGTGATGATGATCTACAACGCTATGCTCATGGAGTCTTAGCTCAGATGGATGAGCTGCTACAAACTGAAAAATTCAAAGTGCCAAATATCAAAGGCGAAGTTGGAAACTTCTATCGTTCTGCTTTTGATTCTCCAGATGCGATAACTACGGAACAAGCGCAGTTACACAAGGAAACAATAATCCAAGAACGTAAACTTATCACAGATATGTTCAGTGGTAAGCCAGCTGAACGCGAGCAAGCTTTAACTGCGTATAATATACTTGCTGGTGATCGCGCTAAGGCTTTTACGGGAGGCCAACATGCTGAGAGACTCGGGAAGCAAAGTGAAATCGACGATCTTTTGGTAAAACTTTCTAAGGGCAAACTTGCAAAGTGGGAGTATTGATATGGGAATTGGATCACTTCTTGGCGATCTGGGACGTACAGTAGCACGAGCAGTTGCTCCTTCTGCGGAAGAATCTATCAGCAAGATGGAGATTCATCTTAACGATACCGTGGGTGCTAAGGATGCTTACTTTAGAGTAGGCGGTGCGTTTGGTGAGAGACTCCAACAATTGCATATGACTTTTCAAACAGAGCGAGCCGCGGCGCTTACAAGATTAGATGCTCCTGTAGATTCGATTCAAAAACAAGTATTAGCGCATCCAGAGTTACGTAATAAGATCGGTCTAAATAGTTCGCTGCGCGACGTTCATGCCGAAGCGCAGAGATTAAACCATCCTCTCGCAAGTTCTAATGGTCCTTTAGTACAACTCATGGCACGTGAAGCAGGTAACGAAGATCGCTCTTTAATGCAGATAAAAAATCAAAATATCCAACAAGCCAGAGTACAAGGAGCTGCTGTAGCTTTTGGTCCAAAAATGCAACACGTCATGCCTTATATAATGCCTCTTCTTGAAAGTAAAGATCCTGTTCAAGAGTCTTGGGCTAGAGGTGCAATGAATTTGATCTCGAATGAAGTTCGAGACACTGTGAATCATAGAGAAGGTGGCGGAGTTAGGCCAGCTTCTAGTTCAAAATTAGCTATTGCAGTAGAGATCAATCGCAGAAATAAACTTGTAAAGCTACAAAGTTTTGCTAAAGGTGAGAAGCTGGATAAGAGTGATTTGCTCAAGCCTTTTGACACCTCGTCTACGTATACGCCACCAGATAAACTAGGAATCGAGAGTCGTATACAAGGTGTGATGAGGGTAGTTCAGCTGACTCAGGTGGCATTTAAGCATATTTCTACGGTTGGAAACCTTGCTTCTATACCAGCGCCGCGTCTTGTTGAAGGTATGCTTCACATGAGTGACCCTGAGTTTAAGGCGTTTCTTGACTCTACTAATATTTTAGCTTACACAGATCATGATTTCATGGATCGTGCCATGCGTGGTGGTTCTGGTACAACTGCCAAGTTAACCGGAAGTCCTACAGCAGGTCAGATCTTCTTCAAATCTTATCACATGCCTTTTTTTAGTTTTGTGCGCTCGAAGCAACTTTCATATGCGGCTTCTGTAGGATGGTGCGCTTCTCATAATTGGGCATCGCAAGCATTAAGGGGTTCTAAGATTGCAATAGCTAACCTCAAAGAAATGGGTATCAATCCAGAAGAAGTAATCAGACAAGGTGGAAAACTTAATGAAGAACAACTTCGTACGGGAGTGTTTCACTTTGTAAATAATCGTTTTTTCATGGATAAGACAGTAGAGCAAGCTCTCAAGAGTAATTCTAATATGGTAATGCGCTCTGCAACAATGTATCATACTTTCGTAAACGCTCAATCTCGTTTCTTGAGACGTGAACTTACTAAAATGTGGGAAGCAGGTGATTACGTAGGCTTGGCACAGTTTGCAGGAACTGTTGGAGCTTTATGGCCTGCTGTCGCTCCTATGATGAAGTCTGTAGAAATCTATGGACGCACACTGAATGCGAAGCAAGCAATTGATTCCGCAAAGCAAGATTATGCTCAGCTTGGTTCTGGTAACATTCCTGCGACTGTGCGTGAATACATCTCTCTAATGTCCATGTATGCGTCTTTTGGAGTATATACAAACTATATTGGAGCCGCTCACGGAAATCGCCTAGCTTATTCTTTAATGGGTCCGACGATCGGAACGCCGTTTCGTGCCGGAGAGGATGTATTCAACATGGTTACACGTACAAACAGTATGGGCAAATACAATGCAGCTCCTGTGGTACGTGATATATTGGAGGATACAATACCCCTTGCTGGTAATATCTTGGCGCATCAGTTTGTAAAAACTCCAGCAGAACAAAAGATTGGACAAGCTAAAAAACCTGTTCGTCCAAGACGACCTTCCAGACACAGGGAAGATACTACTTGGGAATTCTAAGAAAGGAGGAATCCATGAGCGGTCAAAGTGCAGCACTCTCACTCAAAGAAGCCAAGGCGATGCAGGAACGTGTGCAAGCCAGTGGTTCGCAAGCCAAAGGCTGTGGTAGCGGTCATAGCAAGAAGCCACATGAAAACCAAAAAGCAGATCATGCTGGAAAGAATAACAAGTAATACCAGTAAAAACAAAGGAGCAGGAAAATGATTGATTTTACGAAAGTTAGGCTCAGAAACGAAAGTGAAGTTCATCAAGATGGAATTGAACTTACAACCACAACTTGTGCGCATTATGTGTACATTAACTTTGCGAATAAGAGGATTACTGTAAGAATTCCTCTTGAAGCAAACGATGGGAGGTCAGCTACAGTTGACCTTGAGAAAGTTTTTGACGATAGGATTGAAAAGCAGACACTCAGTTCTCAAGTTCACGTTTGTAAACTTGGTAAAATTCTTGACGAAGAAGGTAACTAGCAATGAAGATAGCAATGTCCTCTTTTTCTGGCATGGGCGCGTGGTTTATCTTACGCCTCCTTGCGGAAGGTCATGATGTAGACTACTTTTTGTCTAAGCCAGAGTATTATGAGGATGTTCTTGGGGGGTTAATTCCACCCCCCAAGAAGCTATCGCTGGATCATAGACGCACGGTGCAAGGATATGGATACCCATCGTATAAAGGGTATAATTTGTCCTTGTTTGATCTCACCGGCAAACCAAAGCAAGCGGATGCTTCAAGAATGGAGGCGCCCACACTAGGAGATGGCAGTTTTGAAGAAGCCTTGGAGGATGATAGGAAATTCGGTTTGGAAGCAATGGAACAAGCGAAGATTGTGGTGCCACCGTATCAGGAGTTTGCTACAGCCTCAGAAGGGAAGGCGCACATAAAAAAAGAAGGGAAACGCTATGTCTACAAACCCTACGAGGGTCCAGGTGGAAACGATGATAAGGCGCTGACGTATGTTGCTAAGGATGCACTGGACATGCTCAAAGTCATCGACAGATTATACGCGCTATCGAAGAATCAGCCATTCATTCTACAAGAGTTCGTCAAGGGTACGGAAGCCTCGGTGATGGGGTATTTCAATGGCGCGGATTTCTATATGCTTACTTGTACACTCGAAGAAAAAAAGTTCATGAATGAAGGTAAGGGACCGAATACAGGATGTTCTGGTAATTTGGTCTTCGCTATCTCAGAAGAATCTAAGCTCTATCGTGAGGGCTTAAAGAAAATTATACCTTTTCTGCGTGCAAATTGTTTCACTGGAATGATTGATCTTAATACCATTGTGACAATGGATACAGCTTATGGCCTAGAGTGGACGCCGCGATTCGGCTACCTCGCCGATACTACTATCGCCACTATGTATGGTTCAGGTTTTGGCGAGATGCTGCAACGTGTGGCCTCATTTCAGATACCTCAGATTAAATGGCGGGCGCCGTTTGGAATGTCGGTAACGCTTTCGATACCGCCGTATCCTACTGAGATTCGAGTTTCTAAAGCCAAGGATGTTCCTATTGAGGGACTTGATCCAGAGGATCTTGAGCAACTTACACACACGTATATGTACGACGTGAAGCTCGCTAAAGATAAGAAGTCTCTCGTTACCAGTGGTAACTATGGTTACGTTTGTGCACCTATTGGCATTGGCGATTCTATTGAGGAAGCCGCAGCTGAGTGTGATAAAGCGCTCAATAAAATCAACATTCCAAACATGCAGTATCGTACCGATATCAACAAATCAACTCTCAAGCGTTATCAGTTTCTTGAGACTAATGGCTGGCTCTAGGAGGAAGTATGAAGAAGTATCTTGCTTTCCTTGGAATGCTACTCTTTGTGAGTGGCATTTCTTTTGCACAGACTACTACGGTAACTGCCACAGTAACCGACTCAGACAACATAACATGGTTCGACGGGACTGTTACAGTACAGTTTGTTCCTAACCCAGCGCAGCCAAATCTTAGCGTTTATAGGTTAAACGGTGCGCCATTATCAATGGCTGTTGTAAATCAAAGACCAATTTCTCTAGGCTCAGAAGGAACTTTTTCTGTTTCAGTCTACGATAATACCCAAGTAACTCCAGCTGGAAGTTCTTGGCAATATACTATATGTCCCTTCTCTACTTCTAAATGTGGGATATTAGTTCTTCCTGCTTCGGGTCCAAGTATGAATATATCCTCACAAGTCACGGCCACTATTCCAGTACCGCGCTTCTCTGCTGTCATAGGAAACTACGGTTATGCTGACGTAGAGGCAATTCTACAACTTGTACCAGGTAACATCTATTACAATGTCACCGATTCTTGTTATAGAGGTTATAGCGGTAGTGCATGGGGTTGTGTTACAGGAAATACGCTTACTACACCAATCACAATTGCGAACGGCGGCACGGGCGCAACTACAGCACCCGTGGCACTTGCTAACCTAGGCGGCGTCTCTTCCTTCCTGCCGTTAGATCAGCATATCACTTCGCTAGATTCTGTCGTTGCGGCAGTTCCAGGCACCGGCACAATCACTGCCGCTTACGCACAGCTTGTCACTAATGGGTATCCTACCGGGGAGATCTTTCTTCCATGTGGAACTTATCTTGATAACTTTCAACCATCGACAGGAGTTGAGGTTGAAGGCGCCGCCAAGTCTTGCGTGACGGTAGAGCCGTTAGACACGACAAAACCCGCATTGGGCCGGAGAATCTTGTCGTATGTGACGGGATACTCGGTTGGCTCCGGTGGCGTGGTAACATTCACGTCTAATAACAACTTTATCGGTGGAGGCACGCAGTTCATAGCCTTTACCGGGCCATTCTTGACTTCTCCTGCGTTTTCTTGCATGAAGCTGTTTGCCACGACAGGCTATGTTGGCTACTATATTCGGACAGCCACAGCAACGCAGTTTACGATCACGGAACCTGCGTGCAGCACGCCTTATGCTCTACAGTCAGATACCGTGCAAGCGGCAACAGTTATCAATGATTTTGCAATCAAAGACTTGACCGTCAACAGTCCTGGCACGGGAACGAACGACGCTATCGAACTCCAAAGCCGAGTTGATATGAATTGGATTGCGGATCGAGATGACATAGAAAATATAAACATTCAAGGATCATTTGTTAATGGCATACATGTGGTGGGCCGGTGCATCATTTGTAAGTACACGGATATTTATGAAAGCTCCGATAGCAATGATGGCTTTTTGTCAAACACAAGCACCACGGGCTGCACGGGTACCACAGCCACATGCAACGGAACTTCCAACACTATACATGACAGTGCTTGGGAACGAGACTCGTTTAATAACAATGGCAATTACGGCGTGGGTTTGATTGCCGGTTCGACCTACGGAGGGTCTATGGCTCTTAAATTTGACCAGATGGACATTGAAGGCAACGGTGCAGGGATAGCAACGAACTGCGCTGGCATATATCTACAGAATCAAGCGGCAGTGACCATCAAATTAGGCTACTTTGAAGGAAATTGTCCGTCTGGAGTTACCAATGCCGACATTCGAGCTACCGGCCTTTACGCCACAAATTTTAACGTCAATGATAATATCTTCAACGACTCGACAACCATCTATAGTATCTATGATGATGCGGGTCAAAGCACAGGAGAAATTAGCGGGAATCGAACGCCGAACATCTATATCAACTCACTGAGTAATCAGAGCAACATCCATATTGGCTCTAACTTCAGTCAGCAGGTGACGATTATCGACGCCAGCGGCAACGAAGGCGACAACCCGGTTTCCACAACGGCCCCGACAGGAGAAACTTCAACATTTGTAGATGTCATAACGGGAGGTATCCTGCCGCTGCAACCCAACAATCGAGACATCATTAGACTTTACGATGTACAGGCTGGTACGCCTATAACCACCATCACAGGAGGGTACGATGGACGCTTGCTAAAAATCTACTCAGCTCAGTATGGGCCTTCAGTTCTTCAAACAGGCGGAGCGTCTCCGAACGGCATCAAACTGATGGGAGGCGCGACGAGCGAGGCGATACCGACAAATGAATTTGTGACTCTTTCTTATTCCGCCTATGATAATGCGTGGCACGAGATTGCATCGAGCAGCAATCGTGCAGGAACAACCAACGGAGTGACTCTGACAACAGGCGGCAGCGCGACCACCTATCTGAATGGGGCAGGAGCATATACGGCCCCGGCTGTTACTGGCACAGTAGGAATAGCTAATGGTGGAACAGGAGCAACTACGGCAGCTACGGCGCTAGCGAATCTAGGAGGGGCGCCCCTCGTCGCACCGACCTTTACGGGCATTGTGAAAGGCCCAATTTGGACGGGCACAGGATCTGTAACATTCGCAGTGCAATCGGGCGCGGGAACCGGGGCAACTGCCGTATGCCAATCGAGTAATGTTTGTAACCAATCTGGAGGGACTGTCCTGTTTACGACTGGAACGAGTCCTACGGGTTCCACCGGAACAGCAATGGTCTATGTTGTAGATGGGGGAACCAATCGGCCCAACTTTGCTAACTGCACAATAACGGGAAATTCCATCGGCACAGGAATTTATCAGTGGCTCTCGGGCGGATCTAGCAGCACAGATCTTCTTAACGCGCAATTGGTCACTGCTCCTCCGGCGAGCACAGCTATGGTTTTTGCGTATACATGCACAGACTAGACAGAGAGCGCGTCGAGCCGCCTTTCCCTCATCGACGGCAACTAGCAGCCGGAACACGGACGCGCTGAGGTAGTACCGGGGGAGCACAAACAAGAAGTCCCCACTCTAGAATGTTCTCTAGAGTGGGACTTTCTTATGCTACGAGTATTTCTTTTTCTGAGTCTTCTTTCTCTTCTGTCTTCTTTTACCAGCTTCACTCATTGCAATAGCGACAGCTTGTTTTTGTGGTTTACCAGCGTGCATCTCAGTTTTAATATTATCTGAGATTACTTTTTTTGAACTCCCTTCTTCAAGTGGCATGACACCTCCTTTCTTAGACTGCCGACAACACAAAATCAAAGGCTGCCATAGCTTCGGCACCTTCAATCTTAATCGCGCCGTTGTAATAGTCCATGTATTTAAACGGTAATCCAGCCTTGTTTGGAATCATTGTTCCTGCTTGGAAACCAAAGAGAATACGATCACCGATCTTAAATTCAGCTTTCTCTCTTGCTACAGAACCCATCGAGACTACGACACCGGTGGTAGGGAATTCTTTTGCTGAACGTGGAATCCAAACTTTGCCGCCAACGCCGTTACACTCTGGACAGACTTCATCTGTGGCAACACTGTCAGGATCACCACCGCACTCTGGACAGATAATCTCAGTACGAGCATCTGCCACAGAGTCTCCAAGAGTTTTACGAATGTCTTCTATTTGTTCCAGTGTGTACTTTTTTCCTGCTCTTCCACACGTTACACACTCACACTGACGCTTAATACGCTTTCTGCCTAGACAAGTCTTACACTCATAGCCTGAGAGTGGAATATCTAAACTAACGAGTATCCGCTCACCTAGAGCTTCGAATGTATAAGCATAACCTGGAATAGTAACCTTGTTAGAACCATCGAGTACGATTTCGCTGGCAGACTTTAGTGCTATATCGGCAGCGTCTTCTGCTTCTAGTTCAAGGCGTCTTAGCGCCAAAAAATTCGGAGCATCTGGTTTCTGTGGCTCCTCTGGTGCCACGTTCACGGATTTATTTGACTTTGGTATGCTATAGATCGCCATCATGGACCTACCTTCCTCACTACAGGTTGATAAAACGTCATTTTGTTTGAGTTCACCACAGTACAATAACCTATGGCTTCAAGAACGTAAAGAATTCTATCGAGAGTTTCGGGAGAGTTTAAGTGTCTGTGTAACGCTTTGAAAATCTCTTTCTTCGAGACTCTGCCGTACTTCTCAATAAAATCCTGTACTCGTGCCGTTACTGCGGCATCCATTCCTTCTCCAGCGCCGCGGAAAAGCTTTGACAAACTTGCAAGAATTTTTTGTATCTCTGCTATAGCATTGACCATATCCATATCAGAGATGTGAAGAGAATTATCACGAGAGACACTAAAAATCATAGCTAACTTCAGAATATGAGCTTTTATTCTAGCTCGAAAATTTGCTACAGCCTCGGAGTCATCCTTTGACGAGGCAGCGCGATTGAGACGTAAGAAAGTCTCAAAGCGTAATCGTGCGCCAGTGTCTATGACAAACTCTCCACGAAGAGTGCCTATTTCTTGGAGATCAAGAACAAGATTATCATAGAGAGCTTTGGACTTTACGTTCTTTTTAAGCGGCTCCGGGAATGGTAAGTCTTTAGACGGATTTTCTGCGTAGATAAAGAGGCATCTGCTTGAAAACCCCCCTGTAATGACCATATGAGCTTCTCGATTGACATTGCGAAGGAAATCAGGAACAGAAGCAGCTAGTAGCGAGCAGCACATATTGTCAATTGCCACGTTTCCTTTGTTCTTAGTTTGATATTCATAAGTCGTTTTGCTCCATGCTTCTTCGAGAAACTCAAGCATCCAATCTGATGCTCCAAGTAAGACACGAATCTCAGAACTAAAGAGCAAGCAATTGTGGTCATTCTTACCTAGTACAAGTTGCATGTTCTTTAGCTGCGGCGCTGTACTCCAGCCGTCTGAGATACGCTCGATGATACGTTCTGCTGTAATACGATCAGACAGCGTATTGACTACCTGATTTGGTTTAGTATCAATAATCATCTGTTCTAAAATGTTCATCGAAGCTCCTTTACCAACGCCAGGAGGTCCAACAAGTACTATGAACATATTCGGATACAGTGTGTACGTACCAATCTGAAAGTATACATTGTTTTTGAGCGCCGCTCCAACAAGAGAGAGCGCCGACCAGATGATAAACGTATCAGGAATATCAGTATGAGGACTGACACAGTCAATGAAACTTTCATGGAACGGCTTCTTTAGAACCCTGCTCATGCTAGAAGCTCTTTCTTATGCTGTGATTAGAACTTGTTTCGGTTCTATTGCCGCTAATTTGTCCTTGAGCTTCTCGATCGCCGCCGCGACTCCAGCACGAGTTACTTCTTTGATCTTAACTGTTGTCTGGAAGTCATACCCAACTTCTGCTTCAATGGGGATTTCAACAGTAATTCCGTTATGGAAGGTAATGCTGCGCTTAAAACTCTCTCCAACTCGTAGGAGATATCTGTAAACTGTTTCGATATCTGAAGGTACATCCTGGACAATGCTATCATGTCCTTCTTGGACCACGAATCTTTCGCCGACAGGATACTTAGTTTCCATAGCAAGGATTGCCATTCCGGTATTGTCACCGACAGTTGATTGAGGTATGTAAGCATAAGCTTCTTTGAAGACACTTGAGTTGCTGTCATTTGGTCTCGCTCCTAAGAACTGACGTTCTCTCCCAAAGGGAGTTACTAGCATGTGTGTTTTGGAAATTGTGTCTTTGACGTACTGATGAAAAATCTTCTGCACAGAAGGATCATGAGCAGCGACTTTCTTGAGAAGCGTACTACAATCGCTCTCGCTAAAACTAAAGCCTTCCTGCGCCAGTGCATCACTCATACGACCAGCTTTCATGTCATAGTTGCTGGCATGACGAGTTTTCTTGCCAAGATACCGTTCCATTGAATCTTTCCACTCTCCGGGAGTTTTTGCATTGAGTGGAATGTTAAATATGATAGATGCGAGTCGAGTGTGCCGACCGTAAACGTCAGTATCATCTCGTAGCTCCTTGAGTGCTTGGTGATTCTCTGACAACGCACTCACAGGCCAATCTTCGGCACTGATCTGATCGACCATCAAGAAGATATTTCCGGGACGTGCGACAAGACATCGTCTATACATCGACGCCACGTCTGAATGTTTGGGGAAATTTTGAGCATTGTTTCCAAAACCAAACGTATGTCTTCTGGACGATCTACGACCTGTAAGCGTTCCGGCGACATTATAGTTACTAAGAAAGAAACTTTCTCCTTCTCGAAAGAGAAGTCTAGCGTTAAGGTAAGAGGAGTAGAGTTTACCAAGTTCTCTAATTTTAAGTATTGCTTTGATTGCCGGATCTCCTCCGGGATACGCAAACTGATTCTTTGAGAGCATCTTTTGTAATGCGAGTTCTCCGGTTGAATAGTTTTGTTCATAATCTCCCTCAGAGTTTTTCTTTGTGATCTTGACAACTTCGTAGCCGAGAGTTTTGAGTCCTGTCAAAAGTGCAAACTTACCCTGTGTCGCATTGATATTGATTGCGCTGCCAGCGTTAAGACCTTTGACAGCTTCATCTGGAGCATTAGCCGCGCCGACAAAAACCTTTGTTTGCCATTGTGAAGAAGCTATTGCTAATTGTCTTGCCACTTCAGCTTTGACGATGGCTTTAGCCTCTGCGATTCGTGCTGTGTTGACGCAGATGCCACGGTTGCCTATGTCATAGTAGGCAGCCTGAAGAGCGTGTTCGTAGGTGTTAGTTACTCGATCAGTCATTCTCAACCATTCTTAGACGATTGGCAGCGTCATTCCATGCTTCATATTCTAGTGCGAAATAATTGGTTTGTTCTATTCCTTGTTCAAAGCGATGAAATGTCACATACCATCCCAAAGCTGTTCTACAAGATATCGCCTCTGAATCTCTGCTAAGTACATAAGAAAGATTTATCGGTTCAATTTGACAAAGTAATGCCAATCTATTAGCAGCCTCGTTACTTAAAGTTATATCACCCCAAGCAATCATACGATTCTTGAGAAAGCGATTCATAGCTTTGATCTGTGCTGAGGTTAGTAACTTAGGAGTAATCATTACAAACCCTCTCTTTCCAGAATCACTTTGATAGCATCAACTTCTGCAACAATCTCATCCAGCCTATGCTGTAGTACCGAAAGATAGCAAATCGGCACAAGTTGCCGAAGAAACGCACAGATTTCACGAATTTTTGTCAGATGCTTGTTCATTGATTCTCCTATCGTAACTGTGGACGTTGGTTAAATTCTTCAATTCCAAGTTATGCCTCTTATAATTTGAGACACTGTTGGTTGTGAGATTTTGAACGCTGCCGCAAGACAGCTTTGCTGCCACTTTCCTGTGGAATATAACTCCTTGATCTTGGCAGCTATTTCTTTTGTTACAACAGGAACTTTACCTCTTCGTATGTTAGCCTTATGAGTCTTTGGCTCAAGATGGTCTGGATTAACACAAGCTCTTTGATTACAGAGATGATCTAGTATTAAACCAGCAGGTACTTTTCCTTTTGCAAGTTCATAATAATAAACATGAGCTTGCATCATTTTACTAGGCCCACCAGTTAAATTCTGTTTCATTCCGTAGCCTTCACGAGTACATCCTTGCCAAATCCAACAGGGTGTCGTATAGCCTTTGTCAATGACATCGTAACGTATGTGAGTCCTTCTCAATGGTTATCACCTCAAGTGTGGCCGTTCGTTAAACTCAAGTTCTTGGGCATCGTAGATCTCTCTTGTAATACAAGCATCCAGACAATTATATCTACGAAATCTATCCATATATTTAAGTGTCCAATGGTGACTCTCATCCTTATAGTATGGCTCACGAGTATACTGTCTGGTCATAAACTGTAACTTATGACTCAGCTCCGGCCACAAGATATGATGGCGCAGCAAAGTATCTTGGACTCTCTCAAGTCGTATCCTAAACCCCAGCATGTTATGAAACAGTGCATCATAGTTAAAGAAGTTCTGACCCAAGAGAATCGGAACATTGTAATAGAGATCATCAAGTCTTCTCCAGAGTTCTCTGTTTTCGCTTGGCTTATCACGAAAGAGTTTAAAACTAATCCCAAACGTACTTGAGTCAGCAAGACCCATTAACAGTGGATACCCTGGGTGCGGAGAGTACTTGGCACTTCGGTACGTAGGATTTTCAATATCATCTGAGAGAATCTTAGCATTACGGAAGCGATCAAGATAAGAGAGTAGCTCATCCGTATCCATATCTTGATACTTCATTACACGTTCTGGAAGAGGTTGAAGTGTGCCATGCTTTTGCCAATACTTAAACTCATCGCGGACTTTCTGTAAGTCCACATAGGTAGTAATGTTCCGCTCTGTCCAATCGGCCACGCATCTTTCGGAACCGTAGATCGGAATCATGTAATGTGGATATGAGAGTGACGGCGCCGACAGCAAAGAGCCAGCATATTTCTGCAACTGCCCTGCGCTTGTAGTCATTAGCTTCGGCTCGCGTAACTCTGGCAAAAACCAACCCGCCACGTCTCCTAGAACGAGAATTATCGGAGGAGTATGATGGGCTAACTCAGCATCAAGATTGACGCAAGCATGAGCGTCGTCAGTATTGGGCGAACGAGAGGTAAAATAACAATCTGACTGAGCGATACCAGCTTCTTGTAACATCTTAAAGAAAACATGACCCATTCCTCCTGAGAAGAGTGTGCCTTTGTCAGAGCCGTAGGGTTTTGATAGGATAACCCAGATTCTCGAAGTTGGCGTACCTCTAGGCGAAATGAAAGGCATTATAGCACACGATCCTTGATATCACGAAACCAAAACAGTTGTTTTACTGAACAAGTTTGATACTTAACAACATTATCCATCATCCCACGTTCATTGTCTCTTAGCTCAGATGAATTCTCAAGCATGTCCATAATACGGACAGCTTCTTCTAAGCGTTCTTGTGGCGAAAGGGTACATTCACTTAGATCATGGTAGCTCATTCTTATTCTCCTTTTCTCTAAGCTCCCCCTCAAGAGCTTAGAGAAAAAGAGGCGACCTCCGTAGAAGTCGCGCTCTTTCTGTGTTAGTTCTTGATTAGGTTCGTGCTATGCTTATCCGTACAACCCGGCACGGCGCATTTGAACTGCCGTACTTCATTACGCTTCTTACCCTGATACTCCGTCTCCGCAAGCTCAACTTCCATTGTCTTGTTCAAGAGCGGCCCTTGATACTTCCACTGTGAAGGATCATCAGGATGTGTGTCGGAACCTTCAAAGAACCCCGGTAGTGTCAGGTGAGCTTTTTCAGTTCCAGCAAACTCATCCTGTACTTCTTCCATCGGCAAACCGGTAGCATGAACGAAGTCGAGGATAATGAAACCAGCCTTAGAATTAAGGCCAGCGAAAATCCTGCGGCCATCATACTCTGCGTTATTGATGATAGCAAGCTCGGCGTTCAGTGACACAGACTCTCCATCCTTTGATGCCCTCGGACGGAAGTTCTTGATCTGTAGTGTGTACCATCCTGCTGGTACGGGCGATGCTCCAGTGAGTTCTTCTTTCTGATACGACATTTGAAATGCCATTGTGTGCTGCTCCTTGCGCTTTGGTTTTGAAATCTGGTTAAAGTTTTGCTAACGCCGCTCGTTTAGCCTTATGCTTCGCAATCATGTCCATGATGTTAGGCGGTTCGGTAGCATCAAGTAACATTGTAGTCGATGCCGTCACATCATACGTTGGCTTGCAAGTGACTTTATAATTCTGCTTACCGTCAACCTGAATACGGTAAACTTCATTGAAAAGACTGAGAATATTTTGAAGATACTGAGGACTAACCACTACCTTTCCAGTGTATTTGGTTTCATCCTTAGTAGACTCAGCGTTATCCTTTTCATCACGTTCGTGGAAAACAAAGATTATGTTCACTCCAAGTGGTACAAGCTCACCGATAAGATATTCGCAGTACCTTTGTACTCCTACCACAACGTCCCAGTCTTTTCCTTTGTATACAGTAGTAGAATTACCTACTCTAATACCCTTGAAAAGCGTAGGAGCTTGTCTGCGAATCTCGTCTTCGAGAGCTTTTACCATGAATGTAACAGAATCAAATACAACAGTTGTTGGAAGAGCTAGACCTTTAGCCTTATTTGCTTTCATTACTGAAAGATCTGACTCAATCATAAGCATTGTTGGTTTAGAAAGAATAAACAAATCAGGTTTACCTTCCAGCGACTCAGCACGATCATCAAAGTCATAATATCTGATCGGTCCCGGCGCCGTAGCAGCAAGCCAACTCTTCCCACTCTTCGGTACTCCCATAATTGCAATCTTGAGACGCTCTGTGGCGTGTACATCCTCAGAGCGTACTCCTGTCATATTCGTAAACACGTTTAGTGTTGTTGCCATTATGCTTCTCCTTCTTCCACGTGAGCCGAGAACCTTGTACCATCATGCTCAAAGGTAGCTTTTTGCTCAGCTAGGAAAAGCTCGGCTTCTTCTTTGGTGTCAAATGGTCCACGACGTTTTGATTTTGCGTTATTGCCAGCTCTTGCGCCCACACCACAAACACCTTTTCCTACAACATACCACTTTGCCATTGGATTCCTGCTCCTTTGGTAGTTACTTCTTTACGGTTGCTACAGATCCGGTATCTGCCACTACAACAGCTTGCGCTGCTGCCAGAGCCGCCTCATCCGCAGTTATCTGTGCATCTTGTGTCATCTCACTGGAAGCATGAGCACGACACTTCTGATACTGCGTGACTGTTTGTGCTGCCGGATTCTCGTCTGTTGGCGTGTCAGTAGTAATTGTGACAAGAAAATCACCTGCTCGCCAGCATTGCATATGATTTGCAAGCATCTGCTGGCACTTAGTAATCTGCAAATTCGGCAGACTTGTTACAGGTTCGTACGTTTTCGTTGTTGCCATGTGCTACTCCTTCTCCTGCTTGTTAAAATGTTGTAGGTTGAACAGCTTCCGTATCCCATATCGGTAGCTTAAGGAAACCATTGTTGAGAGTAGCTTGTTCCGCTTCTCTAGAACTCTGTCTGCATACATCTCTGAACGCACACGTTGTCATGTGCCAGTTTGTGCAAGCTGTTGTGTTGCGCCAAAGAGGAGAACTAGCTGCAAAACTCTCTGTATCGAGAATTAGATGCTGTACAGTTGCAAGCATCCTATAACGATAGGCTTCGAGCTGCTCTGTTGTCTTCCTAATCGGTACACGCTTAAACCGTTCTTGCGGCGTGGAAGCTGGCTTCTTCTGAATCAAGTTCATCAGAATCTTCGAGCAATCACGTTTCAAGAGCTGATCCTCTGGTACAAACTGAGGAAGAATCTTTGAGAGTGCATAGATATAGCCTGTCGGACCTTCCTCTGTCTCAAACTGCATCCCAGGATCGCCGCGAAAGGCTCCCATTGTCTTATGATCCATAGGACAGATGAAATAGCCATCGTCTACGATCAGATCCATTCTACCGGCAAGGTAAATTTCAATATCCTCGCCAATGAATAAGGGAACTTCACCGTTTCTACCGAATGAGACTTCTGTGCCAAGAACTCTGATCTTCTCATTCAACGGCGACATTACAGACGCATACTGCATTAACAAGCCAGCGAAACCGAATACGCCGCCGATAACCTTAAACTCCTTATGTTCTGAGTGTGCATCCATGTTCATTTCTTGCCATTCGGCCATAGCACGGACAGAAGCCCACTTAGTAACATCAAAGTCAAGATTCTTAAACTCCTGATAGTACATCTCCAGCATCTTGTGAAGTAGAACACCAAAATCCAAGTACCACGCACGTTCTTTTTCTCCTTCTTTGACGCCGGATTTCTTTTGATAACCTTGGACGTTGGAGTAAAAGAAATGTTGAGCACAATTTCTATAAGTGCTTAACATGTGGTTATCTATGACGACAATCAACTTCTGCTTGGCCTCATCGTAGCGTACCCACGGCAACGGTGTACGATTAAGAAACTCAATCAACTGACCGGAGGGTTTCATCTACTTCTCCAATTCTGCAATTTGCTTGCTGAGATAAAACTGAGCCTTCTTCAAGTCTTGCAGCATATTACCTTTGTGCTGTGCTCTAGCAACATACTTTACAACCTGCCAAAGCAGTGGACTCGTTGGAAACCAATCCTGTAACACATCTATAACCTCAAAATCACCAAAGGTATAGTGTGAAGGATGGTTCACTAGATCGTCGCCGAGAAGTTTAAGAGATTCTTCTGCGTTCTTTTTCAACTCAGAATTAATCACGTTTACACCTGGTAAATTTTTCACTGTATCTCCTACGCTTTCTTCAGCATCGCAGCTATCTTATCCATCGTCATTCCTTTAGCGGCCATATTCTTGAGCAGCGCCGCTATTTGTTCTTGCGCTTTGGTCTTTGACACTGTACGGGTTTTCTTCACCGTTGTCGTAGTAGTATGATTCACATCTGTCACTGAAGGTGTTAAGTGAATCTTCACACCAGCGTACCTGTGCATCTTAGCTGTGCGACGTTGCTCTTGCTCAGTACACATCAGCGATAGGATATTTCGATGATACTCAATACTCAAATCAAGCTCAAGATCTGAAAGTTCGTTGATCTTACGCTGTGCAAAGAGCCAATCCAGACCGCTAATCTGTATTTCTCTGGCTCTGCGCCGATAAAACACTATGTCACCCTGGTCATTTTTGTGCTCATAAGTTTTAGTAACAACACTCTTAGACACCGAAATATCACTCAGACAATTCACACAATACTGTGCATCAATCGTAGAAGCAAAGTGAAAACAAAACGGTTGGCCACACCGAGCACAGGTTATAACTGACGTTGGATGGGTGAGGTTTAGCTCAAGACACACATCACATACTGTCGCTGTTAAATGGGAGTCTTCAACTTCTGTTGGCTCTGCCGGAATATCCGTGTGTGAGGCTTCTTCTGCTGTGATTTCTTCCGGCTCATCCGTCGGCGCAAAGATTTCTTCCGCCGGAGATTCTGCTTCGGCATCTCTAGCATCTTCTTCACCTTCTGTATCAGCTAGATCACCAATCACGAAATCATCGTGCTCTGCCATGCTATTCTCCTTGTGTGCTTATGTTGCAGAAACTTGTTTGATCTTATTGCTCTTTAGAGCCTGCTCGGCCCTAGCCATTTCCTCTAGAGCTAGAGGGTAGACATTTGTAGGTAGTTGTTTAGATAAGAATAAGTGTAACAGGACACGCATTAAGGCGCTCTTGCTAAGTTGCGGATAATCTACTTTAAGCGCCTCGTTTTGTGCTACGAATATGCGGGCGGTCATCGCTACGGTCGGTCCGGTTCGGGTGGTCATGTACCCATGATACTCGCCTGTATGCTCGCAGTCAAGGGGCGAAAAATGGCCGTATGCACCTTTGTTTTCAACGACTTAGCCCAAATCCCGAAAATGGAAGGCCCGCCCTTAGGTCGAAGCGGGCCTACCGAGTGAGCTAGTGTGAGCGCTCTTACAGCACCTCCAACGTATCACCATCAGTCCACAGACTTCTTACCCAGTGCGGACTTATGATACAACCGTCTGAGGCATTGTGAGACATATCGGATGTGTCACCGTGGTTCATAAACGCACACCGACCAAACATGCGGTTCGTTGGTGCAGGATTAAGCCGCCAACACTGTGGACCGCGCTTAGGATCGTCAAATGGGCCAGAGAAGGTGTATGTTCCTGCTGGAAGCGGACCTTTGTCTTGAAGATTCTGAGAGTGGATGTCGTTGAGATACGCTGCATTGCCGCTGTAGCCAAAGCCAATGAGTTCTAAGTCTGTTGGCCTTACAGAGTTGTCAAGCGTAACAGGTCCAGTACCTGCTTCAACAGAGCGCCTGAAGAAAGTGCCCCAGTAGCGATCGTAGTAGTATTTCATTCTGGCTCCTTGAAATGAAGACAGTCGCAGTTAGCTTCGCTACAGTCTTCATCATAGTTAACATGGGATTCTCTCATATGAGCACAGCAAGCACAAAGATCAGCAACGTGCTCATACCAATAGGGGTCGTCATCCTGCTCTTCATCAGGATCAACTAGTCCTGCATCTTGAGGAGAGATGTAATCTCCTCCGCAGTGCTGCTGCTCCATCAGAGATTCTGCTTCTTGCTTAGATTGAGGCATACTGTCTCCTTATGTTCTCATTCTGTGTGAGAATGTTAGCAATATCGTTGATTGATACGAACGCGCTGTGCGCTCGCTTGACGGTATCGGAACCTGCTATCTTGTACAAGTAATCTCCCATACCGAGTAGATTCTCGGCGCCGGTTTCGTCAAGAATAACGCGAGAATCCATCGAGCTTGGCAACTTGAAGGATACTCTAGCAGGAAAGTTTGCTTTAATATCCCCAGAGATTACCTTGACTGAAGGCCGTTGAGTAGCAAGAATTAAATGTACTCCAGCAGCCCTAGAGATTTGTGCAATGGTTTTCAAGAGTGAGTGTATTGACGGTGGACGCATTTTACGCTCGATCTGTGCTAAGAATGCGTTATCCTGATCTAGCACATCCGCCAGCTCGTCGATGATAAGAATCTTGTACTTGAACTTCTTATCACCGTAGCCATTGATTGTGCTGTTCCACTCTCCAATGTTCCGCGCTAACCCACTCATTTGGGCATTTCGCAACCTAACATCTTCAAGTAAAACCGTAAGCGCGGCTCTGAGATCAGAGATGTTGTTGAGTACGTATTTAACATGCTCAAGTCCCTTGAATAATACGAGATCAAGATTCTTAGTATCCACAAGGATAAACTCAAGCTCTTCCGGAGAACGAAACAGAGAAAGCGAGCAAATAAGCTGTGCGGTAAATACGCTTTTCCCTGAGTTAGTAGCTCCCGCGACCAGTAAATGCGGCTGCTGAGCAAGATCAGCATAAAGGTGTTCTCCGATAGTGGATTGACCTAGTAACAGAGGCAGCGCCATTCCACGAGTAAGTTCCGAGGTCATCATTTTATGCAAGCAAGCATCAAACTGTATGGTTTGACGGTCTGCACGTGGAACAGAAATAGCAACTTCGCCGAGAGCACGTTCTACACGAACGGACTCTACAGCAAGAGAGCCAGCAAACTCTTCTTCTTTGTTGAGGATGCTGGAGAATTTAGGCTCACCGAGAGGTTTGAAGTAGAAGATACGAACCACCGGACCCTCTACCATACGGGAGAAGAGCGCGCTGAAGCCTAGCACAAAAAGCTTTCTCGTCAGCGTCGTGACTTGATGCTGGATGAGCGGGCTGTATTGTGCTAGACGTTCAGATTGTTTTTGCGCGGCTTCAGAAGGAAGCATTTATGACTCCTTCTTGCAGAGTTTCTGGAAATACGCTAACTGATTCTCCATGCAATCCGATCCAAGTTCCAAATGACAGACACCTGGACCAGTATGCACGTAGAGTTGGTGGAATTCAAAACCTTTTCCTACAGGCTTTCTGCCGTAGGTGAGAATAGTTACAGTAGTTAGTTTCTTGAGCCTTGACTCAAACTCACGCATTCTCATTTTTGTGCCCCACTTTCTACTTGCGCTCTGAAGCTAGCAGACGCCAGCATCAAACGATTGCACGGCGCGAGATACTTGAACGCTTGCGCGAAGTTTACCTTCGCAGGATCGAAGTGCAGAAAATAGCCTCCGGTTTTGGAAGAGAGATATTTCAGAAGCTCAATTTCCTTGCGCTCATACTCTGCTCCTACACCAAAGTATACAGTATCAATCGGGATACCAGAACCTGTAGCTTTGGCAATCTTAATGATAACGTCAGCAGAGTGAATCCACGGATTGGAATTAGAACCATAATAAGTATCTAATTCTTCTCCATAGTCTGCCGCTAGAGCGTCCGTCGGCGAGCCGTCAGTAAAAGCGATTAGCCGAGTCAGCGTGGGCGTAGCTTCAAGAGCTTTCTTGAGAGTGTTAAAAAACGGTGTTCCACCACTCCGTAGATTTATCTCACGAATATCCGTAGCGAGCTTTAGCAAATTACTCTCAAGCTGTGTATCACACGCTGTAGAGTTCATAAAATGAATCGCCACGGAAGTTTGATTGGGAATACAATTCCGCAGATACTCAATCATTCCAAGTTTTGCATCATAAATGTAACCGCCCATAGAACCAGAATCATCAAATACAATTCTGTTTCGGTCTGGGCACTCGCCGGGTGGAATATAGCGCACGATTGCACTAGGATTCGTCCCTGCTGGAGCTGTGGATGCTTTGAGAGCTTCGATAGCTGCTCGCTTGGCGTCCACGGCGTTTTTAGGGTTTTGGATTTGAAAGCCCATTGCTGATTCTCCTACTTCTTTCTGTTTCGCCATACAATTTTAACGCGCGTTAACCAAAGTGCGTCATACATCTTAGCATAACGCCATTCTTTACGACGACGCTTGAACCAATGATAAATTTTGCTAAGCATTGTACACACTCCAAAGCATGTTAAGCTCACTCATCTTAGTACCATCGCCGTTATTTCTGTCAGGATGATACTTCAATGCAGCGCGGCGATAGGAGGATTTATCCAACGTCTCGCCCATAAGCTGCTTGAGCCTTTGTGCTACGGTTTCTTTCGTCATCGTAGCTTGTGCTACGGGCTTGCCGTAGTTGTAGAAGAAATCTTCCGGTCGCACATGTTTGGCAGAAAGACTAATCCGTTTGTTCACAGCTTGCGCTGCTAGATCTTGAACCTCAATGAGTGTGACTCTTTGTGTGATGGCATCTGTGACAGCGACTAAACGCTCAAGCGTAAACTTGCCCCATTCGTCAAAGTAGCTCCAGACATTTGTAGCTGGATCAAAACTTCTCTGTGCTACAGGCGCATGCTTGAGAGAGAGCTTACAAATCTCAAAAATCATCTTCTCTGTTGCGCTGTTGAAGTTAATTGCGAGTTTGCCATTTCCCCAAGAAGAAAGAACTAGCTCTGCGAGCACAATTTTGTCAGAGGTGTCTTTGTGGTATTCGTAGTACACATACATACACGTACCCTGTGATCTTCCCGCAGCGACGCTGCTAAGAATGTGAGTGGTGATAGAATTGTGAAGAGTGGGTCAGAATGATATGTCTGGTTTAATACAGCCCCTCAGTACCTTAGCTGTACCCACTCTTCTTGTGGCCATAGTAATGGCCGAGTAGACAATTAGTTTCAACGTAGTATCGCTACGTTTACTTATAGTTCCGCCACCGAAAAGGCTTGTCTATGGAACCATTGTGAGTACAGCAATTAAAAAAACTACGGAGTATGCGTCCCCTACACATACTCCGTATGCTGAATTGTAACCTTGTCAGCAAAATGCTACAACCCTGTTCTTACTCAGCAGCTTCAGTCGTAGCTTCAGTCTGTGAAGCCAGCAACAGCGCCAAGAAATCCGCCTGTTTGTCAGCCGGAACACCCATAGCATTGAGTTGCTTGATGAGCTTGTCAATGTCAGAGGTAGACTTCCGAGTGGGCGGCTCATTGATAGCAGTAATGAGATCAATAGTCTCGCCGTCATGTACAGGAGTCGGCTCGCCGGCTTCTTCCTTGATCTCATCCATGTAGCCAATAGCGCGAGCTGTTTGAATTGCATTGAGGCCGTACTGGAAGATGTAGACACGCTGAGCTTCATCAGGAACTAGCGTCTCCGCACCAGTCCAAGACTTGACCTGATAACGGATAAACTCGTTCTCGTTGAAAAGTGTAAAACCTTCCCTAGCAGGCCCAGTCCACGAAACAGCCACGCCAGCGTGAGGATTAGCAGTGCCGTCCTCCAGCTTTTCCGGCTCCTTCTTGTCGGACTCAGATTTTACAGCCTTCTTCTCGATGGTAGTCTTGCCGTCGGCATCGGTTCCGAGCTTGACAAACTTGCGATAGGTGAGCTTTTCCTGAGTCAGCACACCCGCCTGCTCCGTTACGTTTACATCTGCCATTTGTAGTGCTCCTTTGGTAGAACATATTCTCCATTAAAGGAGAGTTAGAGTAGAGCCTTGGCTCATGTACTCTTTAGAACAGAGTGGAAGAGAGGAGAATGGCCTAGTAGAAATGATCTAGTTAATAGCTTATTCTACTGCCCAAGAGTCTCTTCAAACTCTGTTCTAAAGAATACACCTCACATCTGTGTGTGTGTGAGAATATGCGTGATAAAGTATGCGCATCTCACTTGCTGTGTTAGACTTCACGGTCTGCCATAGCTTGCTTGATCTGCTCATAGGTAAGACCGTTCACAGTTTCAAGAGCTGGATTAAGATTGTCGAGTAGAATATCAGTAACATCGGCAATCGCATCCAAAGTTACCTTATCTGTTCCTGTCTCAAGCCAGTAATCACGATCAAACTGATCGTCCACGGTGAGTCTGAGTATGAATGTAACCTCAATTTGCTGAGGAAATGTGGAATCTGGCACATTCGCTGCGATTGCTGCATCTGTCATGTTATGTTCTCCCATTCTCAAATGATACACCTCTCGGCGTCGATTGTCAAGAGCTAAGATGCTGATTTTCAAGCTATTTAGCGCATCTTTTGAAGGTTTTTCAAGCTAATTAATCGACCTCGCAGACGGCATTGAAGTGACTTTTACGGAGTTCTACTTCGGTTCGAAGTGCTTCCACATATGCCTGAGCACCTGTAACACAACCTTCGTAGAACATGCCCATGCCAAATTGACGAACGTGCTCAATATCCGCGCCGGAAATGTTATAGGCTACCTTGAGTAAGAGAATGAGCATAGCTTCCAGCTCATTATCCTCTGGTTTCAGTGATGCGAGTTTTGGTAATGTTGGCATTTTCGGATTCTCCTTTTTAGAGCCTTTAGCTCTCCAGAGCACATCCACGTGGGGGTCGCTATAACAGCTCGCGAAGAAGAGACTTACGGCCACTTGTTATAACAGCCTGGATGTGCTCTGGAGAACCGAAGTTCTCCTGTAGCTACACTACTTGCGCCGCCAACTTTGTTTTTCTAGCAGCACGGTAACGCTTAGCGTTATTCACGATATTCGATTGTTTATCGTGAGCACTTATACTACGTATGCTTTTCTTCATTCGCGGCACGTCCACTCTTGGAGTATTGTCAGCGCATATCCACGTAGCTTCAAGTTCCTTTACGTCGATATTGTGAATCTGTGTACTTCTCATGTGTCTTGCCTCCGGTGGCACCTGCGGCGCCAATGAAAATGTTGAGATAGAATGTACTACGTGGGTGCTACCATGCTATAAGCATATACACAGCTAGAAGTATAACTGTGAAGCCTGCACGATAGATGAGT